TTCCTCCTCATATGGTAGGAGACCTGGAGAAGTCGAGCTTTTCTAATATTGAGCAGCAATCTCTGGAATATGTGAAGTACACCCTAGAGCCCTGGATTGTGCGATGGGAGCAGGCGCTAAACCGTGCCCTTCTATCAGATTCCGAGAAGGCTGCTTATTTTGTCAAGTTCAATGTAGACGGCCTGCTTCGCGGCGATTATCAAAGTCGTATGAACGGCTACGCTACAGCCCGTCAAAATGGCTGGATGTCTGCGAATGATATCCGTGAGCTTGAAAACCTGGACCGCATCCCAGCGGAGCTTGGTGGTGACTTATATCTCATCAACGGCAACATGACCAAGCTCGAAGATGCAGGAATATTTGCAGCCTCTTCTGCTGCTGGAAAGGAGAACGATTCCAATGAAGAAATTCTGGAACTGGAAAAATCAGACACAGACGAATCAGGAGACGCAGGAAACAGTGACAACAAGAACACTGTTCCTGAACGGAACCATCGCCGAGGAAAGCTGGTTTGATGACGATATCACACCGACCCTTTTTAAGGAGGAGCTCTTAAGTGGCTCTGGCGATATTACTGTCTGGATCAATTCACCCGGTGGCGACTGCGTGGCTGCTGCCCAGATCTATAACATGCTGATGGATTATAAAGGCAGCGTTACCGTCAAGATTGATGGTATTGCCGCTTCTGCTGCATCGGTCATTGCGATGGCCGGTACCAAAGTGATGGTGTCTCCGGTATCCATGCTGATGATCCATAACCCGGCCACGATGGCCTTCGGTGATTCAGCAGAGATGCAAAAGGCCATCGCCATGCTGGAGGAAGTCAAGGAATCCATCATCAATGCCTATGAGATTAAGACAGGTCTGAGTCGAGCAAAGATCTCTCATCTGATGGATTCCGAAACCTGGATGAATGCCAATATGGCCATTGAGCTTGGCTTTGCAGATGAAATTATGAAGCGAGATACGCAGGATGAAGCTGACATTGCACAGCCTGCTGCTTCTGCTTCCTTCTCTCGCGCAGCTGTCACCAATTCACTCATCGAGAAGCTGGCAGCCAAATGTCATATCCCGGCTAAGCCTGCTGAACCTGCTATTTCGGAGCGCTCTGTAGACAGCCTCATGGAGCGCTTAAATCTTATCAAACAACACATTTAATGGAGGTAATACTACTATGACGATTAATGAACTTCGCGAAAAGCGTAACAACGCATGGAATGCTGCTAAGGCATTTCTGGATTCTCATCGTACCGAAAAGGGTACCCTCACTGCCGAAGACGATGCAACCTATACCAGGATGGAACAGGATATCGCAGACCTTGGCAAGGAAATCGCTCGTCTGGAGCGCCAGGAGGCACTGGATGCCGAGCTTTCTAAGCCGGTAAATACTCCACTTACTTCTAAGCCTACCTCTACCGCTTCTTCTGACACAAAGACTGGACGTGCATCCGATGCCTATAAGGCCGGAATGCTCACTGCCCTTCGTTCCAACTTCAAGCAGATTTCTAACGTGCTGCAGGAAGGTGTGGACGCAGATGGCGGTTATCTGGTACCGGATGAGTATGACCATCGCCTGGTGGATGTCCTTACTGAGGAGAACATCCTGCGTAAGCTTGGTCACAAGATTACTACATCCGGTGAGCATAAGATCAACATCGCAGCAACTAAGCCTGCAGCTGCTTGGATCGAGGAGGGTGGCGCACTCAGCTTCGGTGATGCAACCTTCGACCAGATTTTGCTTGATGCCCATAAGCTGCATGTTGCCATTAAGGTAACCGAGGAGCTTCTTTACGACAATGCCTTTAATCTGGAGAGCTATATCATCGACATGTTCGGTAAGGCTCTTGCTAATGCTGAGGAGGATGCCTTCCTGAATGGTTCCGGTGTTGGGCAGCCTCTGGGACTTTTTGCTGCGACCGGTGGTGGAACGGCAGCTATTTCTACTGCTTCTCTTACCGCCGATGATGTGATTAAGCTTGTGTATGCATTGAAGCGTCCTTACCGTAAGAACGCAAAATTCATCATGAACGATCAGACCATCGCTTCTATCCGCCAGCTCAAGGACAACAATGGTGCCTATATGTGGCAGCCTTCTCTTGTGGCTGGTGAGCCGGATAAGCTCCTGGGCTATGATGTCTACACTTCTCCGTTCTGCCCTGCTGGAAAGATTGCCTTCGGTGATTACAGCTACTACAACATCGGAGATCGTGGTACTCGTTCCTTCAAGCAGCTCACAGAGCTCTTTGCTGGAAATGGCATGATCGGCTATGTTGCCAAGGAACGTGTGGATGGTAAGCTCATCCTTCCGGAGGCAGTGCAGATTCTTACCATCACCGGTAGTGCAAAAGCTGCCAAGGCCTAAGGTAGTCTGAATGAAAGGTGGCGTCATTTGTGATGAATGGCGCTGCCCTTACCATATCCTTAAGAATGGAGGCGATGAGAAATGCTCATTACACTGGAAGAAATGAAGAACTATCTGCGAGTGGATTTTGATGATGACGACGCTCTCATCGAAACTCTAATCACCGCTGCAACAAGGATCTGCATGGATATTCTCCGTACAGAGAATCTTGACGAGCTGTCTGCTTGTGAGAATGCCAAGGCTGCCATTTTTTATACCGCTGCATACCTGTACGAGCACCGAGAGGAGGCAGATCATCACGCACTGACGCTTACACTGCGCTCTCTGCTATTCGGTGCCAGAAAGGAGGTCTTCTGATGAACATTGAACTTTTAAATGTCCGCATCTTCATTACTAAAAATGAAGTAACTGTGGATGCCATCGGAAACCATAAAGCAAGCTGGGTACCCTACTACAGCTGCTATGCAACGGTAAGTGCTGAAGCAGGCAAGGAAGATACGGATGCTGGAATGATTGTAGACAATACGAAGGTCGATTTTACTATCCGGTGGTGCAAGAAGGCTGCCGCCTTAGATTCCACGCATTATCGTGTGGAGTTTAACGATACGCTTTATGACATCACAGCCATCGACCACATGAATTACAAGAAAAAATGCATCAAACTCTCCTGTCAGAAAGTGAGGCGCTAACGATGGCAACTGATCGGGTAAGCATTGGCCAGATGGCGGATGCGATTATGGAGGGGCTGGAGAAATATGCCAGCCTTGCAACAGATGACCTAAAAGCATCGGTCCGCAAGGCTGGTAAAACCGTCAAGGATGAGATTGCTGCAACGGCTCCCAAGGACACCGGAAAATACGCAAAGAGCTGGGCTGTGAAAACGCAAAAGGAAACCTCCAATTCTCTGGAGCTTGTGGTTCATTCTAAAAACCGCTATCAGCTGGCCCACCTTCTGGAATTTGGTCATGCGAAGCGAGGTGGTGGCCGTGTCGCCGCAAGGCCCCATATCGCACCAGCGGAAGAAAAGGCGATTGATACACTGGAGCGTGAAATTGAAAAGGCCCTGAAAGGATAACACATGGAGAAGTTAATCGAAATCATGAATAAAATAGGCCTTCCCTTTGCTTATGACCACTTTGCAGAGGGAGAAAGCCCGGATCCGCCGTTTATTTGTTATCTTACACCAAACAGTGACAACTTCGCGGCAGACGGACAGGTCTACTATAAGATCAATAAAATTCATATCGAACTGTATACCGACTGTAAGGACTTGTCGGCAGAACAGCGTATAGAAGCCGTGCTCAATCAGCAGGGCATTTTTTATGAAAAATCCGAGACTTGGATCGAATCAGAAAAGCTTTACGAAGTCCTGTATTCATTTGAAATGGAGGTAAATTAACGATGGCTGAAAAAGCAAATAAGGTGAAATTCAACCTGAAGAATACGCACTATGCACTCCTTACCATTGGCGAGAATGGCACACCCACCTTCGGAACGCCGGTTCCGATGCCGGGCTCCGTATCGATCTCACTGGATGCAAACGGCGAGCCAGAGAATTTTTACGCGGATGGCGGTGTGTATTACGTGATCAATAATAACTGCGGCTATGACGGAGATCTGGAGCTTGCATTGATTCCGGAGTCCTTCCGCACGGATGTACTGAAGGAAACATTAGATTCCAAGGGAGTGCTGATTGAAAACTCCGAGGTGGAGCTTTCAGCATTTGCGCTCCTGTTCGAGTTTGATGGCGACCAGAAGCACATCCGTCATGTGCTGTATAACTGCTCTGCTTCACGCCCGGGTATCGAGGGAAAGACGAACGAGGACTCGAAGGAAGTACAGACGGAGAAGCTTTCTCTGAAGGCGGTGCCGCTTACTAATGGTATGGTGAAGGCAAAGACCGGAAATACCACGGATGCTACCACCTATGCTGATTGGTACAAGGCGGTATATGTGCCTGTGGCAGAGAACGATGCCGCAACGCAGTCTGCAGCGAAGCCTGCAAAGTCAGTAAAGGAGTGATCGTATGGGTATGACAAAGATGATTGAGATTGACGGAAAGCAGGTGCCATTCAAGGCATCTGCCGCCATTC